AATATCATGTTGTCAGATATCATTTTATAATTTTGCAATCCTACATAAGCAGTGGTCAAATCATCAATTGTGGGGGCCGACGGCAATGGTACTGTACCTGTTGAATCATACAACCAATTGGTATAGGCAGTATAGTAGGCATTGGTAGCAATATATATGTCAATGATATTAGTTGATCCAGGATCTATCCTGCTGGTCAATGGTGAATTGTGTCTGTATTGGAAATACAAACTCTGACGCCCAGTATAGGCAATATAAGTTGAATTTACTACTAACACAGTGTTACCAGCAGTGTTAACAGTTAGCGTGTAAAATACCTGATCTTGATAGGCATAAAACACTTGACCAAGATTGTACTGTGACATAGCTAGTTCAATCGCTCCAACTGTGGCATAATCACTGTTGACTGTGCCCGGCGCGACCAACAAATATCTTTGTAGATTGTCAAAATCAACTGTTTGTTGTAAGAATACCAATTTGTGGTTAGGGTTAACCGCAGGAGCAACTATATCATTGAAGAAATCTGGGTTAATTGGTATCAGATCGCCGGGTGTGGTAGCAAAACTAACCAGTACTTGAAAGTCATCAACTAGGCCATCACTTAACACAGGTTGATCAATGATGGTCAAAATATTGTCTCCTGCCAATGGATAATTGCTGTCAGGTTGACTATTGACCTTTAATACATTCACATAGTCTCTTACCACAGTGCCTGTGCGTGAATCATAGATTGGTTGATTGGTATAAAAGAAAAATCTTGTGTCTATAACACTGGCAAAATAATAATCCAGGCTTCTTGAAACTACTGTGTAGTTGGCTAGACCAGGTGCAGTAGTAGTGCATTGTATCAGCCAAGAAGCGTCACTATTGGTACCGGCAGTGCTCTGTTGATTGGCCAAACTGAATGTAGCATTAGCAGCCAGATTGTTGGCAGTTATGATATACCATGTGGCAGTTATGTTGTTGTAACCAATGCCAAAGTTTTGATTTAGATAGATCTGATTCACAATACTTTGACGAACGCTTACAGGGATATCTGTTACAAAAACAGGAATAACTTGAGTAGGTATAGCACCAGTGGGTACAAAATTATTCAACACAACTGGACCCACACCCGATGGTAAATTGCCGTAGCCATTGGCAGTGCCAGCAAGATACACAGCAGTGGGACTGGCCCAGATAGATAATTTATCTCCTGCTTGGCCTGGCGAACCTACCACCAGCTGATTTTCAGCGTTGAAGTAATAACCACTGGGCGGAACAAATTTAACCAAACTACTTTCAGTTATGTACTTGGCATTGTTACTGGCATAAGTCCCAATGGGTACTGGAACTCCTGCAGAATTTTGAAAATATCCAGTGGTTTCATTTGTAATTACTGTGCTTTGATGCCAGGTATAATTTAATACTGACAAGTCAGGACGAGTAAAGTTGGCATAATAAAATTGTTGTAGTCCAGCTTTTAGCAACAACGGACTGATTTGATTATAAACCACGTCGGAAATATCTGGAATAGTCAACCACGAAAATTGAAATGCTGGTAATGTGTTTGCTTCATATAGTGCGCCATCAGCCGCAAATATATTTGTGCTGGAATATTTTCCAGTACCGTCAACAAGATCAAGATACCGACTGGTACCAATGCTTGCACGATTTAGTGCCTTGCTTTTTAAAATACTGTTGTATTGTGTAAACGGAAAATTTGTGTAGTCTTCACCGTTGACCATGCGATTTTGTGTGTAGTACTGTGCAGGTGCCCGTTGTTTGATTTGTTGTAGAGTTTCACGAGCCTGTGCATTGGTCACAGGAGTGGTGATACCACAAGTAAATGTTATGGTTTCAATCTGATTGGTACGGCTAACATAACTGATTGGAATGCTGACACTTTGCATTTCCTCTGGGTTGATGATATAAGTCAATCCATTGCTGGCACGTACATATGTACGGAATGTGCCCACTGGTATGGTGCTGAATATGCCATCACCAAAGTTTAATATAATTTGATCGTTGGTAGCACTGGTTATACTGTAGATGTCTCTTGTACCCGGTGCCAATTGTTCAATGGCCGCTGCATAAACACTCTGTACAATTTGCCAGTAACTGGTTATGTTTCCTACGTTGTCTAACTGATACAACCATACATCAGTGTTGTTGATACCTTCGATATTGATATTAACCTGACGATTAGCAATGCGTTCTGGCAGATTAAAGTCTTGATTTTGCAACACACCTTGTTTAAAATAGAAGAAAAATCCTGTGTTAGCACTTGAGAATCCCAATTGATCATTTCTAAACAACACATTGAATTGTCCATTGGGCAAAGGAGGCGGTTCGTAAATGTAGTTTTGACCACTGCTGGTAGCATTAACTGCTTCAAATGGCATGTTGATGCCATCAATGGTTGCGGTATAAGGTATCACAGGAATATAGCCTGGCACCAAATTTATAGTGTACTCCTGAGTGTCAACTCCCAGTATAACCTGATCATTTCCTGGCTTGCCGAAACGCTGGGTGTTGACTAATGCTGCATTCACAATACTGGTAAATTGTTCTTGCCAGTTGAGATTACTGGGATCAGCCCAGTTTACTGTGATATTGGCCAGGTTAACCCCGTTGTAATCTTGCACATTTTCTGTAGTTTTGACGCTGAATACTTTGAGGTATCCTGACGCTTCGGTGTTACGCAACGGCGAATAGCTGACCAAATTGGCCAATTTGATCACACTGTCTCGGCGTTCTGCAGTGTCTAAATAGTTTTCACGTGTGTTCAGGTCAGATCTAAATGCAAGACTTTGGCCCATAAAAGCCATGACGTCTAACAAGGCAATAAATTCTGATGATTCAATGTAGTCATTAAATGTTTCTGGATAATACAAACGCAGATAGTCCACAAAACTCTTGCGTAAGGTTTCAAAATCATAACTTTGAAAGTCAGCTTCTCGGTAGGTCTGATAGATTCGTTTCCAATCTTCAACTCCAAATATTGCTGTCTGTCTCGTAGTTGTGGCCATGCTTCTTCCTGTTTTTATTATTTATGGGAAAAATAAACTGCGCAGTTAAACGTAACTGGCAACACCCTGACCTTGATCAAAAAATATTGCCAGCAATTGAGCATCTTGTCCAGCTACTGTTTTTAGTGCGAGTTGTATCAACAAACCATTTTGTTGCGGAAATACCTGTAGCGAGTCAACATACACTCTGGGATCTCCAGCAACAACTCGTTGAATTTCGTTATAGATACTGGCCAATGTTTCTTGTGTTTGATTTTCAAACAAGTTATTCCAGAGTGTGGTACCAAAACTGGGACGCCCCACCAGCTGACCTTGCCTGATGTTAAAAGCATTCAGAAGGTCTATTTTGATCAGGTCAAAATCAACCACAGTAAATTTTTTATACTGATTGATAGTGTTGAATCCAATGAATGTGGCCATGATGTATTTACCCGAAGAAATTACTCACTGCACTACCAATATCTGTAGACGCAGTGTTTATTGCAGAGTTGATTGCAGATGTAGCTTGACCTTGTAGGCCCGCCAGCACGTTCTGTGCTTGAGTAATATTTGTAGCAGCTGACTGTGATTTAGCAGTTGGCAATGAGTAAATTGGCGTAGGAATCTTGTTGTTGCCAAGAATTTTTACTACCGCGGTATCCACGGTAGAACGATTCACAGTATTACTGAATCCTGCGGCTTGTTTGGTTTGCCCAGCTAGGCCACCGCCTCCCATAAATGCTCCAACCACACTACCCAATCCTGGTATACTGCTTAGTGAACTCAACGAACTCAATGATCCGCCGCCAAGTATTCCTCCTAAACTGTTTAACACAGTAGGAGCCAAAGAAGTGCTACCACTGAAAATAGCAGTTCCGACTTGTATGGCTGTGTTGAGATTTTTTGCATCGTTACCGCTGATACCCAGTGCTTTTTCTGCTACACCAAGTACTGCAGGATTAGATAATAGACTACTAGGATCAAAGTTTGTGATTGCATCACTGAGATTAGATCCTGCATTTTCAACAAAACTTGTTACTTTGTCAGCAGTAGCACTGATACTATCGCTGATGTTAGTGGTCAAATTATCAATAGCTGAACCTGGATCCGACACCAAACTTGCAAAGTCAGAACTTTTTCCAAGATTAGCAATTTGATCTCCAACTGTAGTATTGCCATTTATTATATTGGTCACAGCAGAGTTAATACTATTGGTCACAGAATTAGTAACTTGATTTATGGTTTTATTAATATAACCATTGACTACCTGCGATGCCACATTGTTTCCTAATGTTGAAGTGACGTAATTATCTACTGCTATTGTGCCAAATTTACTAGCAGTGGATATTAATCCCGCAGTGGTTCCTGTGATTGCACTGTTTACTTGTCTGGTAGTGTTATCTGCTACAGTAAAGTCTGCTCCGCTATCTATGTTATTGACTGCACCATTCACTAACGAATTTGTTATTGCTAAAGCAGTAGATGTGAGTGCCACTGCTGGAAAGTTTGATAAAGCCGATTGTACCACACCAGGTACACTCAGTGCAGAATTAACTGCCAAACTTATTGCTGACACTTGTTGTAAGCCAGACTGTGTGTAAATTTGCCCTTGACTAATTGACGGTTGTGTTACTGGAGGTGTTATAACTCCAGTGGCAGTGAGCTGATTGTAGGCATTTTGCATCAATGTTGTTTGAGCAATATTTTGTATCAAAGGACTTGATGTCATATCATTCAGTGAATTAATCCCATCTTTGCCAGTCCAAACTCCTGGTGCGCTCAACACCTGTACAAAATTTCCAGGAGTTCTTTCTACATAAGTAGCACCAACTGATCCGTCCCAGGTTATGTAATTGGTCCAAATAAAAGTATGCCCAGTTGAAAAAATTCCATAATATTGATAGGTACCTGGAATGGCTTGCTCATCTGGTATCACAGGAATGGTTCCTTTGTCATCAAACGTAAACGGGCCGCCATAGGTATAACCATTGGGGTTTACACTATCACTTATTATACTCAAGGAATTCCATAGTTCGGTAGAATCAGGTTTGAGTATCTGTGCCGCAATACCAGCAGGGCCGCCAAGATTGTCAATGCTTAATGTCACTGTGTATGTTCCCGCAGTAACAGACGTAGTAAAAGTTTTGTAATCTAAGAAAGAATCATAGGAAAATGTTCCTACTCCATCAATGATAATTGCACCAATGTTGTCTGTACTAAGTTTAATAGTATATGTTCCTGTTGTAGGAAATGTTAAATTGAATCTGTAGACATTTATAGTAACATCTTGTGCGCCACCAACCCATACTGCATAGCTATCCATAAAAGAACACCATGTGGGAGCAGTAGGAGCCTTGTACCAGCCGCCTACTGCTTGCCAGACGAATGTGGTTTTAGGCACACCGGTAACTGAATAGTTTGCAGTATATCCAATAGGAAAAGTGGTAGGACCTGTTATACTTTCGTTGCCAGGAGTTATAAAATTACTGATTCCAGGTTTGAGATATCCTGCTTGTTCTAATTGGGGAGCATCAAGACCGTACTGTCCTAGTCCACCAGGGTATGTATTGGTATTAGTAATTGCAGTAAATGTGTTTGGTACAACAACTGCATTGGCTGGTTGATTGACAAAATTTATAATTTGTGCTTGAACTGCTTGTACTTGTGAAGAACTTAGTGGCCCGATAGCAGGAGCATTGAGATTACTGCCGTTGTTGTAACCAGATCCGTCTGACACAATACCAACCACATTTCCCACATTCACAGGATTTGACAGTGCAGTATTTACAGATGATGGTAGTGTGGCAGAGATAACTGGCAGTCCAGATATCACTGACAACAGTGCGATGTCGTCTACTCCAGCAGTACCACGATCCAATCGACTCAGTTGAAATTTTGTTATTTGCGATAGACCACTGGTCAATGTTTGTCCAGGCAGGTAACCTACTAGACTGCCTGCTGCCACTTGCGAATAAAATACAGCATCAGCCTGACCTTGTGTGGTTCCAGTAGGAGCTCTGAGAACAAAGTTATCGCCGGACGCTAGTGTATATTTGAATATTGCCATTATGGAAAATTTATCCCAGAATTTGTATCAAACTGATTGATAGCATCGCTGACTGCCGAGGTTGCAGAATTGACTGCAGATATACTGACATTGGCAGGCATAGCAGGCGCATCAGGGGGCGAAGCTGGTTGTGCAGTTCCTAAGTTTACACTGGCTTGTACACCTTGATTGTGATAGGCATAAGGTTCGTGTGTGGGTGCTCGGGTAACTGCACTTGATAATCCCGACGGATTCACGGTCCATCCTGTGGTAGCATTAAACTGTACATCAGGTTGTATGTAGTTGGTTATACCTGTGGGCGCGTCAACTGGCAGAGTAGGGCCACCATTCAAGAACATGATACCGCCACTCAAACTCAGTGTGGCTCCAGCACCCCAACTGCCTAGTGTACTGCTCAATGCTAGACTAGTTCCTGCCTTGATCCCCATAGCTTTGGTAGCATACAAAGTCACGCTGCCTTTGCTGGCAAGGTCTAGTTTGCTATCGCTTTGAATTGTGGCATAACCTTTGCCTTTGACATTCAATGACCCTCCAGCATACATGTTTATGTCCTGATCAGCATGAAAATTCAGTGTGCCTTCGGTGCGTAGATTTATACTATTGGTAGAATATACATCTAGTGTACCTTCTTGTCCCAGTTCAACCCAGGTCTGTCCGTTAGCATGACAAATATAAAAACAATTTCCATCATCACTCATGGTAATTTGGTGACCTTTGGCTGTTCGGATACGCACAAGATTGTTGTTGCCATCTACATCACCATCATCCATGACAAAGGTGTGTCCTCCCCGTCGTCCAATTACATTGACATCTTGAGCTTGTAGTTTTGCTACATCTTTATCCGCCGTAGCATCGTCCACTCCGCCTTGGTAGATTGGTCGACCTGGAGTTGATATTCCATAGCAGTTACTAGGACTTTCTCGCTGGCTACTGCTGGCAATAGGTCCACGTATAGGATCATTGATTAGGCCTTGTTGGAACAGTGTAGCTGCCACATAGCTGTGTACTGGCTTAGGTTGATTAAAAACTTGAGGATTATCCGCAATCTGTGTGTTAACCGGATTAATTTCTGTTACCGGCAAACTAGCACTACCATTAAAGTAGCTGGCCTGTGTAGAATTTTGTGTGGTAGCCTGTGATTTAGGCGCGGATCCAATAGCCGGAATCATGTGGTTGAGTCCTGGTTCTGGAATACATCCTATATAGTATCCCTTGGATGGGTCGCCTTCGACAAACATACACAACACACTGACACCAATGTCTGGTGGAGTAAACCACATGCCATAACTTTGTTGATTGCCCGGGGTATAGCCGCCGGTACCTGCGCTGGTTCCAGACTGCGGAGTCACTCCATAAAAAGGCGGCAGATAACTGACTGTACGCCAGCTATTGGGATTGTCTGGAGTGCCTGTAGCAAACTGTTTAATGTATACTTGCAGTCGACCTTGTCGAGTTGGATCAATGTTATTTTTGACCACTCCTATGTAAGGGCCGTTTTCAGTGGGCATGCCGCCACGGTCAAATTTAAAATTACTTGCTCTGCCTGTACTTCGTGGTAGATTTTCTCCGGCCATTATGCGTCATCCTGTGCTATTGGTTGTGAGGTATCTGTAGTATTTTGTCCTACAGTTTGATCTTGTGGTGTGTCACCATTGTTACTGTCAATTCCTCCATTGCTGGTAGGAGGCGCTGGTGGTGCTGCAGGTTGTGTGCCTGGATTGCTTGGCGCAGTTTGACTGGTTGAATTTGGTGCGGGGTTAGAATTTTGAAACTTTTGCAAACTGGTGACCCAGGTGCTAGAATCCGTGGTCAATGCATTTACTTGTCTACTCAAATTGTTCAAACTCAAATTATTGATTACTGCATTGCCAATGATTGCTGTAGATGCGATGTTGGTATTAGAATCTACACTGCCTGTTTGTGGTCGCCCGTTGGCAGCAGCTGCAGTAGTATTAGTTTTGTTGTACTCAATCAAGGCACGGCCTTCAAGTTCTTGCTCAAATCTTCCCTTGCTAAATGTACTTTTACATTTGACCGCAGTATAGGTAATGTTTTCGATGGGTTCTCCGTATTGATTTTTTTTGATATCCATGATGCCAGTATCAAGATTGTAATCAGCGGGTTGGTTCCAACTTATATCAAAAACAATTTGTTGGCTATCATAATTTATGCCGCCGTCAGCATTAAAAGGCTGAAAACTAAAATTGCTGGCAGGGCCAATGCCAGGGCCTGCCTCGCCTTGTTGCATCCAGGCAGGGTCTCCTACTATTTTCAAATGGCATTTGGCTTGATCAGTGGGGCTGCACAAAAAATCCATGAGATTGTCTCCAGCTTCATTGGTATAATCAGGATTACCGCCTTGTGTATGCTGGGCACTGGTAGGCATGTAGGTTCTACGGAACTGATCTCTATGATCTACCAGTTGCTTGTTGCTAAAATTGGCTGCGCCGATGCCGCTGATAACCAATCTATAAAGATTATTATATTCTTGTTCAAAGTTCAATATCTGCGTATTGAGTCCTGTAAACCAGTAGTTGTAGCTTTTGTGGCTGCCTCGATATTGACTGTCTGGAAAATACTGACTGGCAGCCTGATTGATTGCATAAGGACTTATGACATATCTCATGCGGTATGCATAGTCGTGTCTAATATGATCATATCCCAGTGGCGTAGCAGACACTGATATTTTGTACCAGGCAGTGCTGTTGGTAGAAGAAGGGTTAGGCTTGGTTTGGCCGTCGGCATCAACAATCACAGACTGTTGATTGGTTATGTATGTACTGCTACGTACCACCTGATCAATCAGTTGTACTATCTGTGTACCTGCAGTAATTTGCCAACCTTGTGTGTTGTAGTCTATAGAATTGGTTGACGAATTTAGTACGCTGGCCGCAGTGTTGTTGTTTTGCATAGGAGTAGTTGCATCATTTACCTGCCCTTGTTTTTTCATTTGAGCAGCTGCCAAATCAGGTGGTGCAAATTCTATTACATATTCATCTGCAAATTCTTGTTTTTTATCTTTTACCAGTTGTTGTTGATGTTGATTTAGTGCATTCACCAGGCTAGCAGTTATTTCATTAGTTTTTATCAGAGCCGCAGGAGCCTTAGGCGGTGGCGTGGACGGATTGGCACTGGCAGCCGCAGTTGCCCTGTCTACAACTCTTGATAACAATCCAGAATTTAGTGTAGTAGCCATAGATTAAAAATTAAAATTAATTCCTGTGCTGGTATCAACTCCATTAGTTACTGCCAATGTCAAATCTTTTAATACGTTGTTGACAGAAGCTGCAGCCGGAGATGTTCCTGTTTGACTGGTGGGTTTTGGTTGTGCTACTCTGGCACCCGGATCAACTGTACTGGTTTGTGAGGTAACCGGAGTTCCAACCAACATCTGTCCAATGGTACTGCCTGCTAGGTTAAAGTTAAAAGGAATACTACCACGGTCAGTGCCAATATTGTAGTAGTGAGCCTGTGGTTTGCCTGTGACTTCGTATTCAATCTGCTTGTTGGCCATGCGATATTTTAAATTTGCTATCACAAATGGATAGTATTTTTCTATCACTGCTTGAGGATCATTTTTGGAAGGCACCCCGTCAGGACTATAAGCACCCACTGCAGGTGTAATCAAATTGCCCTGTTGATCATAACCGTAAAAGTGTATGACCATGCAGTAGTGTGCCATTGGATAGTTGGGATTTTGAATAGATGTGGTAGCATTGGTTGTATTAGTATCAGTTGGTTGCGGTTGTTTGTACAGTGTGGACACCGCTTTGTACAAATTGTTGATCAAACTGATGCCATTGGGTTCAGTCACCTTGAATCTTATGTCTGTGGCACTGTGGCATAGTCCTGTGCCACCTAGTGGAACAAGAGTGGTAATTTCCAGGTCGTCCATGTAGTAGTCATAGGGAAAAAATTGACTACGACCGCCGATTGACGCAGCAGATGCTGCCACATTGTCTGCATAAAAATCTGATCCTGCTGTAGGAGTAGCGGCTGCACCACCGCTCTGCATCAACAACGACCACTGTGTTGAATTTTTTAATCCATTTTGAAAATCAGTATACTGCTGAGGTGTTAACAGGTACCAAGAAAGTGCATAGGTATAACTGGCATATTGATCCAATTGATTTTGTTGGGTACGTATGACACCATTAAAAGTCTGTGTTAAAACTTGTTGTGTAGTAGGACTATTTGATGCTGATGGATTGTCCTCGCTTTGTCTTGCTAGATTGTTAATACCAGTGCCAGATCCTGCACCAGGCAATTGTCCGGCAGCATATTGTTGTCCTAGAGTACTATTAGGACCCGACTGACTACCATTTTGCCCTAGTATACCTAGCGTTCCGGTGTCAGTGAACGTGCCACTGCCTAATGTACCATTGGCAAAATTTTGATTAGGATCATAGGGCGGTGTAGCCTGTGTTTGAGTTATGGGTTTTAAGGGTGCATCCGTGCCCGACTCTTCTGTAGCTGGTATTGTTTGGCCATTGACCACAGTGGTATTTGATGCCCCAGGAGGAGCAGTAGGTGTTCCAGCTGGAATAATTCTACCATCCAGTGTTAAAAGTGTGCGTGGTTGTGTGGGATCTTGATCAAGAGCACCGTCATCTTTGGCCGCTTGTTGAGCACCTACTATGTCGCCAGAACTGTCAAGTTGATCAATGGGCATATCAGAATCCTAATGCTGATTTTAGAGTAGAAAGTTTTGGCAAGTATATAGCAACACCAGCGGCAAAATCCAATGGTGGCGCTTGTAGTGTATTTGGATTGCGTTGATAAAATACCCACCACAGTTTAGAGTCACCATATAAATCAAATGCCAACAGATCAGGTCTATACTGATAGGTCAAATTGAGCTGGAACAATATGTCGTCAGGTTGTTTGGGTATGGGTCTGTTGACCATGGTATCCAAGAAAAACTGACTGTAGCCAGTGAGATAGTAAGGACTGGTTGAATCATAGGCAGCCATTACCAAAATCCTCCATTCAACAATGAGCCACTGGCAAAATCTCGCAGATTAAAGTTTTGACTGACCTGCTGACGACTTTGTATTGGCAATAGTGATATTGATATTTCCATCTTGGTTGGTACATATGTGGGGGAATTCAACAGGTCTGCTCGGTTGGGTCCAGGATTTGATGTTGCCATGGCCCCAGGTGGCAAACCGTTGCTGGTTAATCTATAATTACTGGTTGAACCATTGGTAGGAACTGTGCTTTGACTGATCTGTTGATTTTGTTGATTGGTTCCAAGATTACTGTTGCTGAGTGCACGAATATAGTCCACATCTGCAGGCAAGTTGTAATTGAAACTGGTTACTACACAAGGATGTTGTGCAAATTGATAGGATCCTAGCCCTGTAAGAAATACCAAGGGCGGAGGCGATCCTCTTGAACTATCACTGGCACCGTAAAACATTTTTGTAACAGATCGGAAAAAATGTATCACTGCTAGCAAATAATTGGCTTCGTTGGTATTTTGAGCAGTAAATTGTGCTCGCATGCCCACTTGGTCCACATAGCTGTTTTGATAAAAATATCCGCGATAGTTTGAATGTGTTAGATCATAATTGCTGTAGGTGGCCCGGTAAGAAGTGTCAATACTGGGCATGTAAGGAAATATCACACCGCCGGTGCCGCCTTGGCTAGCCAGTGGTGCCAAAATTCCAGGCACAGATGAATTGTACAAATAATCAGCGCCTGGTGCAAGACTCAGTTTTACTCGCCAGTCACCGTAGTTGACTGATCGTTGTTGTGCAGCTATGGTTTGTTGTTGTTGCGCCAAATTCAGTGTGGCCTGTTGTTGTATGGCCGCAATTTGTTCTGAAGAATTCACTGGTGCACTGTTAAAAAATGCAGTAGCTCCGCCATTGGTCAAAGATTGTTGTGCTGAATTGAGACCAAATGCATTATTAATATTGGTATTAGTTGAATTTGTAGTGTTTATTTGTGAAGCAGACACACTGGTAGTAGTATTTGCCAACTGAGGATTGGCATTGGCATTCACTGGATCTGGTGTTGCGGTTGCAGTGAGAGCCTGTTGATCTCGTTCTTGATACAGTTGCTGCTCGCCCAGTTGATTTTGATCCACGCCAATGGTATTGGTAGCCTGTTGTATGTTTTGTTGATTTTGCACAATACTGGCCTGGGCTTCTGCAATGTTTGCTTCAATGCCCGGTACGGCCTCTGGATCAAGATTGGGATCGTTTAGATTGGCTTGATCCGTTTCAATAGTTTGTTGTGCAGTTGCTATTTCATTTTGTGCAGACTGAAT